TCAGGCAGCCCTGTTGGTCACGATGGCGCTCAGATAGTTGGCCAGGTCATGCAGGTACACGAAGGGGTGACCCTGACGACTGCCGCCTGTGCGGCTGACCTTCAAGTCGATGCGTCCTGCGTTGATCTTGCGCAGCAGATTTCTGTCGCTCGACAGGTGCGAAAAATAACGCTCTCTGACGGCGCTCAGCGAAGGGCACGGCGTGGCGAATTCTTTGCGAAGTTGATCCAGTATTTCGTTCATTCCATGACTCCCTGTGGTTTGCATGTGAGGACTCCCGAGATGGGGTGCAGACAAACAATACGATATGTAGCGCGTCGTGACAATACAGTTTGTATTTTAAATACGATTTGTATTGTTCGTCTCACAGGGAATCAATGTACCAGGACACGCGAGCAGTGCCGTTTTCAGGGTTGCGGGTGACGCTGATACCTTCGGCCTCGCTGATCTGATCCATGATGCGCTCCCAGTGAGCCACCGATTCGCCAGGCTCCCTGATCAGCAGGACCTGATGCTCGATCTGCGCCTTGTCACTGGTGATAGCGTCCTGAATGCGCTGTGCCAAGGCCAGGTAAGCGTCATGTTGCGAGGTGTCGGGGAACTGCTTGAGCATGAGTGAACTCCTTTTTACTGTATGTGCATACAGTAATTGAGGGGTGTTTCTCACGCAAGCTACAAATGTTTCCTACACGGACACCTGCCCGGGACGAAACAGTGGCGCATGAAAAAGCCCCGGTTCTCGGGGCTTGGACGTGGCATGCCGGGTCAGAGACGCATCGTCATCTGCCTGATGACACCGATCAGTTTGCACTCCTCGGTCACCGCAAGGGTCGGGTAGGCGGGGTTCAGCGGCTTGAGAAAGTAGCGTCCGGCGTCTTCGACCAGTTTTTTGAACGTGGCCTCGTTACTTTCCGGCAGTTTGGCGATCACCAGCTTGCCGGCAGTGGGCTCGACTCCGGTGTCGACCAGAATCAACATGCCTTCAGGAATGCTCTGGCCTGCGGGTGCGGTCATCGAATCGCCACGGACCACCAGCCAGAAGGCTCTGCCCTTGGCTTTATAGTCGCTGATCTCGAAGGTGTCCGAATAGCCGGCAGGGTAGGGCTCGACGGCTTCACTCCAGCCACCGGCCTCTACCCAGCTGATGACCGGATAGCGATAGAAACGCGAGGGCTGCACCGTGGGCTCCACGTTGTGCATGCCGGGCTCGCTGGCCGGAATGGAGGTGGTGAGAATCGGCAGGCCGAGCTCGGTCAGGAACCGATTGATGACCTCGATCTTCGGCTCACGCTTGCCATTCAGCCAATGCCCTACCGCGCCGGGCGTCACGCCCATCCGCTCAGCCATCTCTTCCTGGCTGATCTGCTGGGTTTCCATGACCTGTCTTGCGACTTCATACCATTTTCTGTTCATGCGTCGAATCATACAGGCTGTAGGGTGTTGAGCAATATACATAATGTAATGCTTCGTTGTGTCATAAAAATACAGAATGTATTTTAAGGCCTTGGTTCTGCGCAGCGAAAGACGCTGCGCAGCGTTTCAGAAAGGTCCTACAGGAGAGACACGATGATCGAGAAAATAGAAGCCGTAATGCAGCATTGGGGGGAACAGCGCATGCGCATTGGCCTGGGCGGCGGACTGAGCAGCCCGATGGCCGGGATCATGGAATGGGGCGCGTACATTCCGCGTCGCACACCCGGCTCGCGCGCACTGGTGGGTAATGGCAGCGGCCTGGACTATATAAGCAGCGAAGTCGAGGCGGCTGTGGCGCAGCTTTCGCGCAGCCCTGCAAAGAGCCGCGGGCCTGAACTGGCCCAACTGGCGACATTGCGTTATGTCGAGTCGTTGCCGGTGCGCGAGCAGATGCGTCTGGTGGGCATCAATGAAGGCGCAGACCGCACCTATCGCAACTGGATCAACAAGCTTCACCAGCAAGTGCTGGCAATTCTCGCTGAGCGCAGCGCTTCCAGAAGCAACAACGCCGTCGCCGACAAGGCTGCGCAAGGGTAAATGAAGACACGGTTTCACGCCGTTTATCCGGGTCGATTGCACAGCTGTGGCCGAACTCGTGTTGAACTCCGGTCAAACTCGACCCACCCCGAAACTGCCCCTTCCCAGCCTTTCCGGAGGGGGGTAAAAAGGTCCCACGATATGCGATTTGCGCCTCAGGGCAGCAGCCGGAAACAGGCTGAACAACAGCCACAACCGGTCACTCGCGACCCATCTCAAACCCCGCCTCGGCGGGGTTTTTCATTGGGTCAGGCACACGGAGGCCAGTGCAAATGTTGAAGGACTTTCGATGCGGGCAGTGCAAGAAGCTGCTGGCCCGCATGGGTGAGTACACAGAGCTCCAGATCAAATGTTCCCGCTGCGGAACGTTGAATCATGTGAAGGCCGCGAGCCTCGAGTTATCGTCGTTGAGCGACAGAGGTACAGCAGCGTCGTTGCTGCCTCGCGGTGCTAACCAGAGGTATTAATCATGTCCAATAGCAGTTCTGCTGTCAGCCAGCTCAAGAATATTCCGCTGGTAGGTATCAACCTGGGTTCAGTGGCTAACGCCGGGCAGATCGTGCCTGGCGAGGCAGGGACTCATTATCAGTGGCCCAATCGTGGAACCATCACTACCTGGGTCAAGAACCGGGGCGTGCGTCTGATCCGTTTCCCGTTCGAACTTCAGCGCGCTATTCAGCTGTCGACTCTGGACGGCCTGCCAGGTCAAGGGGCGAACCTGAATACCGACTTCGTGAAGCGCTGGAAAGAAATGCTTGGCTGGATTCGTGAAGACTCTAATGGCGAGGCCAGAATCATTCCTGATCCGCACCACTACATGCGTTTGAATCGCTACGAAACCGATGCAAACGGGAACCTGACCGGGCGCATTCTTCCTGCCGCGGAGGCCGGTAATCAGAACGGCTGGAAGGCAACCGAGTCGGTATTGATCAAGGATGGGAACGGTGTCAACGGCACTTTCTGGAGCGCCGTTCACCTGGCCAACTTTCACCAGAAGCTGGTCACCGAATGCGACGATCCAATGGTGCTGGGCTGGGGGTTGGGTAACGAGCCGTATTCGAATACTACGGTGGGTGCCAAGGACTACATTACGTTCCCTGCTCTTGAGGCACTGTACATCAGCACGATGAATACCGTGCTGCAGGCGTTGCGCAACAGCTCGAAAAAGCCGGTGTTCATTTGTGGGCTTGAGTTTGCAAGCGCCAGAAACTGGGCCACCGTCTCTGCCAACCTTCAGTCGAAGATCGTCGACCCGGCCAATGCAATTGTCTGGGAAGCCCATGCTTACGGCGATTACGATAAAAGCTCCAGCGGTGCCTACGCCAATAACAACGACCTGATCTCGCCGACCGTTCTGCGCGATGAAATCGTGGGTCCGTTTCTGACCTATGCCAAGACCAACAAAATGGCCGCATTTATCGGCGAAACAGGGATTCCGCCAACGGCTGCCGGTCGCACCGCGCTGAAAAACCTGCTCGATAAAGCGAAGGCGGAAAAAGTGCCAGTGACACTGTGGGTCACAGGGCCAGGCACCGATGGCGAAAAGATGAGCCTGGAGGCCAGCAATCAGGCGGAGACCGTCGCACTGGTCACACCATACTTTGCCGAGCGCATTGCCCTGTGGGGTTATGCACAGGCATGACGGTGCAAGTCATTCCGTTCTGACCCAACAACGGAGCCCCGCATCAAGGGGCTCTTTCCAGTTTATTCAGGCTTTCGATTTTCGAGGGCCTTGAGAGTCCACCACCCTATTACGGAGCACCAATGGACCCAACCGACCTAGGCCCAGGCACAGCTACCTGGCTGGGCGGCACGGGCACAATTCTGCTTGGCGGCTTTCTTTGGCTGCGCAAGTTTCTTTCCAGAGATGCAACAGACCGGGCGATGGACAACGCGGACATCGGTACGGTGCGCCGCCTCAATGAGCTGCTCGACTCCGAGCGCCAGGCGCGCAAGGAAGCCGAAGCGCGGGCTGATTAGTTCGCCAAGGAGCGCAACGAGCTCGCCGCAGCGGTTGGGCGGATGGAGGGCAAGATCGAAGCCCTGACCAGCCACATCGTTCAACTCACCGACAAGGTCACCACGCAAAGCGCCGAAATAGCCCGGCTGCGATCCCAACTCGGAGGTGCAAACGATGCACAGATGCGCAATTGATTTCATCGCTCGCCATTGGTGGCGGCGTCTGGAGGTCTGGCTGATTTCCGTGCTGCTGATCGCTGGCTGCCTGATGCTCGGTTTTCAGGCCGGGCAGTGGTCGGCGAATGCCGAGCATACGCAGCAGCTGGCCGAGGTTCGCAATGCCTACGACGCAGCGCTGGGCAAGCGCGACCGGTGCCTGGACAGGCTGGCCGAAACCACCACCCAGGCGGCAGACAAGGTCGAAAGTGCTGCATCAATTGCCAATCAGACCGCTCACACGGCCAGCCGTGCTGCAGACAAGGCTGATGAGGCGTTGGGCAAGGCGAACCAGTAGGCGTTTCCCACGCCGCAATCAACCTTCAACACACGCGGAACCCCTCATGAAGATAACCCCGATAGTTGCCCACTTGCAGGCGACCTGCCCGAGCTTTGCCGGGCGAATCAGTGCCGGTATCGACTGGGCGGCGGTCGCCCTCGGTGATCAGCTCGCCCACCCGTCGGCGTACGTGATTGCCACTGGCGATCAGTCCACCGCCAACGATTTGCAGAACGTCATTCGCCAGAACATCACCGACACGATCGATGTCGTGGTGGTGCTCGATGGCGGTGATAAGCGCGGGCAGGAAGCCAGTGAGCAACTGCACACCCTGCGCGCTGAGTTGTGGCGAGCGCTGGTGGGCTGGAACCCGGATCAAGATTACGACGCGATGCAGTACACCGGTGGCGCGCTGGTGCAGATCAGCGGCGACCGGGTGACGTATCGCTTCGGGTTTGCAGCGCAGTTTCAACTGGGCCGCAACACCTCCGATCAGCCTGCCGAGACCTGGCATGAAGCGTATCTGGACGGTTTGCCCGGATTTACCGGCGCCACCCTCGAGATGGACTGCGTTGACCCCGCAGATCCGAACCTGAAATCCCCCGGCCCTGATGGCCGTATCGAAGCGAAATTCACAATAGAGGTAACCCCATGACTCAACGCATCACTGTAGTACCGGCCGAGGGCCGCACTGTGCCGGATCCGGAGGCGGGCGATTTGCTGCCCGTCGAAGGTCGGCAGGTGACCTTCAACGCCTGGTGGCAGCGTCGTCAGAACGACGGCGATATCACCCTTCAAACCGAGCAATCCACCACCACCCATCAAGCCTTCACGGCTTAACCAAGAGGAAGCCAAACAATGGCTATCAGCTTTAACAACATTCCATCCGATGTTCGCGTGCCGCTGTTTTATGCGGAGATGGACAATTCGGCCGCCAACAGCGCGTCGGCCAGCATGCGTCGACTGATCGTTGCGCAGGTCAACGACGATGTGTCCGGCCCCGAACTGGGTTCTCTGGTGCTGGTGCCAAGCGTGGCGCTGGCGAAAAACATCGGCGGTCAGGGCTCCATGCTGGCCTCGATGTATGAAACCTGGCGCAAGGCGGACCCCACCGGCGAAGTCTGGTGCCTGCCGCTGCTCAATACCGAAGGCGCCAAGGCCGGCGCGAAAGTCACCCTCAGCGGGGCGGCGACCGAAGCCGGTTTGCTGAATCTGTATGTCGGCGGCATGCGAGTGCAGGCCACTGTCGTTAACGGCGCAACCGCTGCCCAGGCGGCCACGGCACTGTCGGTGAAAATCAACGCCACACCTGATCTGCCGATCACCGCGGCTGTCGAAGCGGGTGTGCTGACCCTTTCCTGCAAATGGAGCGGGGCAAGCGGCAATGACATCCAGCTGGAATTCAATCGCCAGGGCAAGACCAATGGCGAAGTCATTCCTGCCGGCCTGACGGCGGCAGTCACCGCCATGACTGGTGGCGTAGGTACGCCTGATCAGCTCAAGGCACTGGCTGCGCTGGGCGATGAACCGTTCGAGTTCATCTGCATGCCCTGGACCGACACCGCCACGCTGGATGCCTGGAAAGCGGCAATGGATGATAGCACCGGTCGCTGGAGCTGGGCGCGTCAGTTGTACGGCCACGTTTACAGCGCCAAGCGCGGCACGGTCGGTACGCTGGTGGCCGCAGGTCAACTGCGCAACGATCAGCACATCACCCTGCAGGGTGTCGAAAACGGTGTGCCGCAACCGGTCTGGCTGCAGGCCGCTGCCCTGGCTGCGCGCACGGCGGTGTTCATTTCTGCCGACGCCAGCCGTCCGACCCAGAGCGGCACCATGCCTGGTATCGATCCGGCTCCGGCCAGTCAGCGTTTCACCCTGACCGAGCGTGAGTCGCTGCTGCGTTACGGCATCGCCACGGCGTACTACGAAGGCGGTTACGTACGCATTCAGCGTTCGATCACCACCTACCAGAAGAACGCTTACGGCCAGGCTGACAACTCGTACCTGGACAGTGAAACCATGCACCAGTCGGCGTTCATCATCCGTCGTCTGCAAGGCATCATCACCAGCAAGTACGGTCGCCATAAGCTGGCCAACGATGGCACGCGCTTCGGTGCCGGCCAGCCGATCATCACGCCGAGCACCATCCGTGGCGAGTTGATTGCGCAATACGCACGTCTTGAAGAAGAGGGTCATGTGGAGAACGCCGAAACGTTCGCCCAGCACCTGATTGTCGAGCGTGATAGCAATGACCCAAGCCGCGTGAACGTGATGTTCCCGCCTGACTACATCAACGGCCTGCGCGTGTTCGCGCTGCTCAACCAGTTCCGCTTGCAGTACGACGAAGCGGCATAAGCCTAACCAACCCTTTCAAGCCCGCCTCGTGCGGGTTTTTTCATTCTGGAGATAAACAACATGGGTCAGAAAGTTGCGGGTACCTGCTACATCAAAGTGGATGGCACCCAATTGACTATCAGCGGCGGCGGCGAAGCGCCTCTGATGAACATCAAGCGCGAGACCGTCGTGCCTGGTTACTACAAGGAAACCGAAAAGGCCGCCTGGTTGAAACTCACCGCCGTGCATACCGCGGATCTGCCGCTCAAGCTGCTCACTACCGGTGTGGACATGACCATCACCTGTGAATTCAAGAACGGCAAGACCTACGTCCTGTCCGGCGCCTACCTGGTCGATGAGCCGAGCAGCAAGGCTGACGACGGCACCATCGAACTGCAATTCGACGGCAATCAGGGGAGCTGGCAATGAGTGAAGTCATCGACCTGGCGAGCCCGATCGAAGCGCACGGCGAAACCCTTTCGCAACTGACCTTCCGGCGCCCTACGGCGCAGGAAGCGCGGGCCATCAAGGCTCTGCCGTACAGGATCGACAAGAACGAGGAAGTTTCCCTGGATCTGGACGTGGCGGCGAAATACATCGCCGTCTGCGCCGGCATCCCGCCCTCGTCGGTCAATCAGATGGATCTGTGCGACATCAACACGTTGAGTTGGAAGGTCGCGAGTTTTTTCATGGCAGCGGCATCAGCAACCTTGAAGGACTGATCGCCGTCGTTTACGACCTCGCGTACTTCTGGAAGACCGATCCCGAACTGATGATGTCCAGGGAGCTGGACGTCATCACCGAATCGATCTTGCAGGCGCAACGCATCAACCAGATCCTGCAGGGGGAGTGATGGCAGACACTATCAGAACGCTGATTACCGGCGTCGACCAGCTGTCTCCAACGCTGGCAACTATCCGCAACAATGTCAAAGGCCTCGAGACCAGTCTGGGGGCCATAGACCTTGGCAAGGCAGTCACGGACAACGCTTTGGCGGGGCCTTTGATTGCCGGGGTGAAGGCAGCGATCGGTTTCGAGACCAGCATGGCCGGCGTGAAACGCTCGGTAAGCTTTGAAACACCGCAGCAGTTCCAGCAGATGGGGTCCGATATTCTGGACCTCAGTGAACGGCTGCCGGAAAGCGCCAATGGCATCGCGGCGATTGTTGCTGCCGGTGCCAAGGCCAATGTACCGCGTGAAGAACTGACCGGGTTTGCCAGCGATGCCGTGAAAATGGGTGTCGCATTCGATCAGACGGCGGCCGAGTCGGGCGACATGATGGCTTCGTGGCGGTCATCGTTTCAGATGACTCAGCCGCAGGTCGCGGCGTTGTCCGAGAAGATCAACGTGCTCGGCGGCAACAACCTGGAAAAGAAAATCGCCACCATGGTCACTGCAATGGGCCCGCTCGGGCCGGTTGCGGGGATGGCCTCCGGGCAACTGGCGGCCATGGGCGCAACCCTGGCCAGCGTCGATGTGCCGGCCGATGTGGCCGCCAGCGGCATGAAGCGTTTCATGCAGTCGTTGACCGAAGGGGGCGCGGCGAAAGCCGGGGCGTTCGAGGCGTTGCAGCTCGACGTCAACCAGCTGACCCAAGGCATGCAGAGTGACCCGTCCGGGACCATTGAAAAGGTTCTGACGGCGGTTTCCAGTGTTGACCCTGGCAAGCAGTCGGATGTCATCACGCAATTGTTCGGCGCGGAATCGCTGGGTGCTATCACGCCACTGCTGGCCAATCTGGATGTGCTCAGGTCCAACCTGGCCAAGGTCGGCGAGGGCGTGCAGAACAGCGGAACTATCGAGAAGGAATTCGCCGACAACTCGCAGACCACGGCCACTGCCATCAAAGAGATGACCAACCGTGTCGATCGTCTGGGCATCAACATCGGCAGTATGTTTCTGCCGGCGATGAACGAAGCAATGGCCGTGATCGGGCCGATGATTTCTCAGGTCGCCGCGCTGGCGGCCGAACACCCTGGCGTGATCAAGGGTGTGGTGGCCGCTGCGATTGCGTTCGGTGTATTGCAAGTTGCGGTCATGACCGCGACGACCGCCATGAGCGTACTTAGCGCAGTGATGGGCCTGTCACCGCTGGCCCTGATCGTGCGTGGCCTGGCGCTGGCGGCAGGTCTTCTGATTGCCAACTGGTCGACCGTCGCGCCTTATTTTCAAGCTGTCTGGGAAGCGATTCGTGGGCCGGCCATGGCGCTTTGGGACGTACTAAAGGCGGTATTCGCCTGGACGCCGCTCGGTATGATCGTCGCCAACTGGCAACCGCTGTCCGAGTTCTTTGCTGCGCTTTGGGACGTTATCAAGGCGCTGGCAACCCCGTTTTTCGACTTCCTGCAGACGCTGTTCGCCTGGACGCCGTTGGGCATGGTCGTGGCCAACTGGCAGCCAATCTCCGAGTACTTCGCCGGGCTATGGGAAACCATCAAGGCCGAGGCGCAGCCGTTTACCGATGTGCTGGCAACGCTGTTCAGTTTTTCGCCGCTGGGCATGGTCATCGAGAATTGGCAGCCGATCAAAACCTGGTTCGCAGGTCTGTGGGCGGACATCAAGCCATTCATCGAACCGATCATGAGCTGGTTTGGTGGCGACACTGATAAGACCGTCCTGCAGCGGGCAACCGAGAAGGCCAATCAGTTCGCGGAAGAACAGCGGATACGCAACGCAGGGCCGGGCGGCGGGACCGGTGCATTTCTGGCGGCCGGTGCCGTCGACAACGTTCGCATGAGTCAGCAGTTGCTCAATCAGGCCACTGGCGTGCCGTCGACCAGCCAATTGCTCGGCGTACCCACCCCGCTGGCGCCCGGCAGCCTGTTGTTGCAGCAGGGCGCAGGCGGGGCCGGTCCGCGACTTGAAGGCGAGCTCAACATTCGCTTTGAAAACGCGCCGCCGGGCATGCGTGCCGGGCAAGTGCAAACCAACCAGCCGGGTTTGACGATATCGCCAAACGTCGGTTATCGAACCCTCGGCGCAGGAGCCGGATCATGAGTACATGGCGTGACAGCCTGCTGCCAGCGTCTTTTCGGGGCGTCGGTTTTTTCATTGAAAAAGCCGTCGTCCCGGCAGGCCGCAAGGGGCAGTTGCATGAGTTTCCACAGCGCGACGAGCCTTATTTCGAGTCGCTGGGCAAACAGTCGAAAGTTCATACGCTGACGGGGTTCATTGTCGGTCCCGACTGTTTCGAACAGCGAGACAGACTGCTGCAGGCACTGGAGCAGGAAGGTGCCGGCGAGCTGGTACATCCCTGGCTGGGTCGCGTGCAGGTTCAGGTTGGCGAGTGCGGCGTCACACACAACCTGAACGAAGGCGGACTCGTCCGACTGGACCTGAAATTCTATCCGGCCAACCCGCTCAAGTTTCCCGTGTCGACGCTCAATACGCGACGGCAGTTGCTGGGCGCGTCCGAGAGCCTGCTGGATTCGGCGCTCAGGCGCTATCGCTCGGTGATGGCCACAGTGGACGCGGTACGTATCAACATTCAGGCGCTGCGCAGCGCCCTGTCGGGTGTGTTCGCGACCATTCAGCGGCAGTTCGTACCGTTTATGGCGATCTATTCGGATGTCACCGCGCTGGTGCATTCGCTGGTCAATGCGCCGTTGACGGTCAGCACGCTGTTTACCACGTTCTTTGCCAGTTTCGACGGGGACAGCCAACGAGCCAGAAGAGCGAGCGGCACCAGCAGCTCCGGCAGCTCGGTCACCGGCAGTTCAGCAAGCGATTCCGCGAGCGGCAACGGTGGGGCGTCTTCTGTTGAAACGGTCGATTACCGGTCTGTGATTTCCGAGGCCACACAACAGGCAGAGGCGGTGTCCGGTATCAATCTGGTCAGCCAGGGCAGCGGTCGTGATACCAGTGTGACGGCTCAGGCCACTGCCAACCTGGTTCAGGATGCGCTGTTGGTCAAGGTGGCGAGAATCGTCGCGAGCATGCCGATTGCGACGACGGTCACGCCGCTCAACGTGGTGCCCTCGCTTGATCAGCAGGTGACGCAAGCGCTGCAACGCGTGGATGTGCCGGTTGCCGATGACGTCATCGAACTGCGCGACACGCTGAGTTCGGCCATCTGGGAAGCGTCGTTGAAAGCCGATCCCGAACATTACCTGGCGCTCAACACGTTGCGTCAGGCGTTGATCAGGCACCTCAACGCGGTGGCGGCCTCCGGTGTACGTCTGGTGGACATGAAGGTCTCTGAGCCTTTGCCCGCGCTGGTGCTGGCCTATCGCCGATTCGGTGACGCCAGCCGGGCGCAGGAAATGGTGCAGCGCAATCGGCTGGCCCACCCGGGTTTCGTACCGCCAGGCACGCTGAAGATCGCACAGGAGTGACCCATGATCGACCCTAACGTTGTCACCCTGACGGTTGACGAGCACGACTATGCCGGCTGGAAGTCGGTGGAAATCTCTGCCGGGATCGAGCGTCAGGCGCGCAGCTTTGACGTGAGCATTACCTGGCAGTGGCCGGGCACTGAAATCTCGCATCCGATCACGCCCGGCGCAGCGTGCGAAGTACGTATCGGCGGCGAGTTGATTCTGACCGGCTGGGTGTTTGCCGCGCCGATCAGCTATGACGGCAAGCAAATCACGCTAAAGATTTCCGGACGCTCGAAAACCGCCGACCTCATCGACTGCTCCGCCATCAACAGGCCGAGCCAGTGGAAGGAGGTGGGGGTGTTGAAGATCGTTGAAGCGCTGGCTGCTCCTTATGGTTTGTCGGTGATCAGCGAAATACCGGAGACCTCGAAGATGGCCGATCACACCATCGAGCCTGCCGAAACCGTGTTCAAGTCCATTGACCGGCTGCTGACCCTGTTCCGGATTTTTTCCACCGATGACGAATACGGCAATGTGGTGCTGGCCAGGCCGGGTAGTCGCGGGCAGAGCGCAGACGCGCTCGAACTCGGCAAGAATGTGTTGAGCGCCGTCATCGCGCGGGACTTTTCCGGGCTTTTTTCCGAATACCGGGTCATTGGTCAACAGACCGGTAATGACCAGACGTTCGGCAAGGAGTCGTCGGAGGTCTCGGCAGAAGTCACGGATGACCGGCATGACGACCCTGCGCGTAAAAAGCGTCTTCGCGTACTGGTCGTTCATGAGGATGCGCCGATCACACCGAAGCTCGCCTTGAGTCGCGCCAATTGGGAGCGTGGTCAGCGGGCCGGCAAGGCACTGCTCACCACCTACAAGGTCCAGGGCTGGCGGCAGTCCAACGGGGCGCTCTGGCGGCACAACACCATGGTCCGGGTGATTGATCCGGTCATCGGTTTCACGAGCCGCAACATGCTGATTTCAGCCGTGACCTACTCGCTGAGCGACCAAGGCACGATCACCACACTGGTGGTCGGTCCGCCTGAAGGTTTCCAGGCCGAGCCAGGTGACCCCAACAAGCGCAGCAAGGTGCAGGTCAATCAGGACGCTTACTCCTGGCTGTTGCCCATCGACGAGGAAACAACCTCATGAGCTTACTCAATCGCATGCTGGTGCGCGGCACGGTGGTGCTCGCCAGGGCCAGCAGCAAAATGCAGGCGCTGCAAATGCGCCTCACCGCCGGAGAGGTCAAGGACGACATGGAGCACTTCGAACCCTATGGCTTCACCAGCAACCCGCTGGCCGGCGCCGAGGGCATCGCCGCCTTCATTGGTGGCGACCGGTCGCACGGTCTGCTGCTGGTAGTGGCCGACCGGCGCTATCGCCTCAAGGGCCTGGAGTCGGGCGAAGTAGCGATCTACACCGACGAGGGCGACAAGATTCACCTCAAGCGCGGCAAGGTCATCGACATTGAAACCGACACCTTGAACATCAAGGCCGCGGTAGCGGTGAACTTCGACACACCGCAGATCACCCAGACCGGAAAGATTGTTTCCAAAGGCGACCAGCTTGCCGCTGGCATCAGTCAGATCAGCCATCTGCACGGCAACGTGCAGGGCGGTAATGGCCAGAGCGGGCCGCCCGTTGGAGGTGCCGGATGATTATCGAAGGCTCTCTGCAAGCGTCCTTGCTGCGCTCGGTGGTCATCAGCCTGTTCACCTGGCGTCGCGCCGAAGCGGACGATCCGTTCGACGATGCCGAACGTTTTGGCTGGTGGGGCGACACCTACCCGGCACAGGCCAATGACCGCATCGGTTCCAGGCTGTGGCTGCTGCGCCGGGTCAGGCTGACTGCCCAGACCCAGCGCGATGCCGAGTTCTATGCCCGCGAAGCGCTCGACTGGCTGATCGAAGATGGCCAGGTCAAGCACATCAACATCCTTACCGAACAGGTTCAGAGCAACCGCCTGAACCTGGGCGTCGAGCTGGTCGTCTCGGACGGTCAGCTCGTGCGTTTCAACCCTTCTGAACAGTGGCAGGTGATTTATGCCGTTTGAAACACCTACGTTACCGGCGCTGATCAACCGAACTCAGGTCGACCTCGCCGACGAAGCGCTGCGTCAGTCCGATGCTCGGGTATTGTCCCGTGCGCACAGCGGCGCGGCCTACGGGCTGTACGGCTATCAGGACTGGATCGCCGACCAGATTCTGCCGGACACCGCCGACGAGGAGACCCTTGAGCGGCAAGCCATCCTGCGTCTGAGGCAGCCACGCAAGGTTGCCCAGGCCGCCACTGGCTCCGTGCGCTTTACCGCTGCTGCCGGTGCGGTGCTGGATGTCGACACGGTTCTGCAATTTAGTGACGGGCGCTTCTATCGAGTGACAAAAGGCGTCACCACGGTTGCAGGCAACAACACAACCACGGTCGAAGCAGTGGATGCAGGCGTGCTCGGTAATGCGGATGCCGGTCTGGCGATGACCGCTGTGCAACCGGTCGAAGGCATCGACAGCAGGCATCGACAGCACCTTCACCGTCATTGCCGACGGACTTTCCGGCGGTATCGCGCAGGAAAGTATCGAGTCGTTGCGTGCTCGTGTGGTGCGTTCCTATCGGGTCATTCCGCATGGCGGCAATCAGGACGACTACGTGACCTGGGCGCTGGAAGTGCCGGGCGTAACGCGCGCCTGGTGTGTGCGTCGCTTCATGGGGCCGGGCACGGTGGCGGTGTTCTTCATGCGTGATGATGAGGCTGACCCGATTCCTGACGCCGAGCAACTGGCTGCGGTGGCTGCTTACATAGAGCCGCTGCGTCCGGTTACTGCCGATGTATATGTGTTGGCGCCGGTGCAGAAGCCGGTGGTTTACACCATCCGGCTCACACCGGATACCTCCGCCGTGCGGGCGGCGGTCGAAGCGCAACTGCTGGACCTGCACAACCGTGAGGGCGGACTGGGCGAAACCCTGTTGCTCACGCACATCGCCGAGGCCATCAGCCGCGCGACAGGCGAAACCGATCATGTGCTGGTTTCACCCGTGGCCAACGTTACTGCTGCGGCCAACCAGTTGCTCACATTCGGGGGTATTCAATGGTCGTCATAAGAACTGCCGAACATTACGCCGGACAACTGCAGGCGCTGTTGCCACCCGGTCCCGCGTGGGATCCGGAGCGGGTGCCGGAATTGCAGCAGGTGATTGCCGGCCTGTCCCGCGAGTTCGCACGCATCGATGGCCGCGCGTTCGACCTGCTCAACGAGATGGACCCTGCAACCGTCAGTGAATTGGTACCGGACTGGGAGCGGGTCATGAACCTGCCGGACCCATGTCTGGGGCTCAAACCCTTGTTCGCAGACCGACGCTTGTCAGTGCGCCAGCGGCTGGTAGCAACAGGAGGGCAGAACGCAGCGTTCTACATCGACATTGCCGTCAGCCAAGGCTACCCCAACGCCACCGTGACCGAACACCGAACGCCCCGTATGGGGCGTTCGCGTTTTGGCCAGGCGCACTTCGGCACCTGGAGCGCGCAATTCATGTGGACCCTGAACACCGGCGGGCGCCAGCGCCTGGGCCGACGCTTCGGGGCCAGCTACTGGGGCGAGCGGTTCGGGGTGAATCCCGGGCTCGCCATCGAATGTTTGATCCGTCGAGCAGCACCGGCGCACAGCGTCGAATTCGTAAACTTCAACTGAGGAACACAATGTGGATTATCCCAAGAGTGTGCCGGGCGTAGGCTTGGCAAGCGGCAAGTTTGTAGATGAAAACCCGGTTACCGGCATGCCCGGCTCGCTTATTCCCGCGCAGTGGGGTAACTCGATCACGCAGGAAATTTTGAATGCGATGGCGGCCGGTGGTGAGCAGCCTGATGAAACCAGAACAGACCAGCTCGCAACCGCAATTACGCAGATTGGTTCGCAGGTCAGGCAGGCTTATAAAGGTGCAGGATTTGGCTACACGGATTCCGAAACTCTTCTACCCGGAGCGGCGGGGCATTGGCACAGAATCAATGCCGGTGGTATCACGCTGACGTTGCCCTCCAAGGCGAACGTAGTGGTGGGTAAGTCGATAACCTTTCATAACGCATCGCCAGCAGCGGCAACGATCAAGGCCAATGGTGCTGAGGTCATCTCTCTATTCGGTGCTGGCAGCAATACGTTGAAGCTCAATGCGGCGGAGTGGGTAGAGCTTGTTTTTAACCCTGGTGCGATCTACATCACCAAGCGCGGCAAAATTACGGAGGTAAAGGAGGTCGACTCTCAAAAAGTGTTCTCTTTCAATACCGATACAGTTTTTACAAGAGACCAGATGGAGTTGCTGCTACTGGATGCTACTGGCGGCAATCGTGCGTTCACACTGCCCTCCTCAAACGCGGCACTAGGCGTCAAAGACGTCATTGTTCGCAGGATAGACAGCAGTGGCAACCGGCTGACCGTTAATGCAAGTGCCGGGGAAAAGATCAGGTTCCATACCCATTTAAATGCTGCGGGTTATTCCTTTCTGGTTCTTATGGGGGCTGGCGACTGGTGGCACCTGCGCAGCGATGGTGCTGGAAGTTGGTGGCCAATAGGGCGATATGACAGCACTCCTTTGGGACGGCCTGTTTTCGAGACAACGACATTGTTCAGCCCAGGAGGATATGGAGCGTTGAACGGTGGGCTTCTCAATCGTGCCGACTGGCCGTGGCTTTGGGATCATGCGCAAAAGTCGGGGATGCTTTACACCGAAGCAGCTCGTACCGGCAAGGAAGGTGGGTGGACCAGTGGCGACGGCGCTCTGACCTTCCGAGGGCCTGAAGGCCGAGGCGAGTTCCTGCGGGTACTGGATGAGTCTCGGGGCGTCGATACGTCGCGTGTCGCCGGTTCTTGGCAGGACGGCACTTGGCTCAGGACGGTGGCTCAGGAGTGGAGCGGGTCAGATGTAGAGACTGGCACCTACCTGCTGGGCAGCGGTCATGCGCAGGCAGATGGGCGCTTGAACTCTACAGGCCCGGGTGGCTTGTTGCCGCCAGGCGCACTGGTCCCGGCTGGCGGTTCGGCCTACCTGGCAGAAACAACAGACAACGGCGTTGTGGCGACTGTAATGAGAGACCAGCAACCGATGAATAACTGGATTCGTTTCCGTAGCCGCAACATGGCCTATCCCGGCCGTATCAAACTGATCTGAGGACGTTATGCCTACTTACTTGATAGATGACTCTGGGGCCTTGATAGGGCCTGTTGAATTACCGATTGTTCCTTGACTGGGCGAGCAAACGCCCAGCAATGCTGTAAGCATGACCGAATTGCTCAGCGAACCGAACACAGGATTTGCCTGGACACTGATAAACGGTGAGCTGCAGCAGGTCATAGATCGCCGTGGCTTGATGTATCGAATAAACGACGGCTCGGTAGAGGAGTGGAGCAGCCTCGGTCTGCCGCCTGAACGGCTTACCGCCAAACAATGGCCCGGCAAGTATTACGTTTGGCGAGAGGGTGAATGGGTTCTTGATACCGAAGCGCAGAAGACCGCTTTGGCGTCCGCCGCTCTGCTGGTTCGTGACCAGCGTTTGCAGCAAGCAGCTACACGTATCGCCCCGTTGCAGTATGCCGAAGAACTGGGAGATGCTACCGAGGCCGAGAAGGCAAGTTTGCTCGAATGGAAACGCTATAGCGTAGAACTGAACCGGATCGAGCAAACCCCGGATTACCCTCTCCAGGTCAAATGGCCTTCACCGCCCTCCGATGCAACTGCCCTGTAAACATGACCGCGAGAGCGGTTTTTTTGCCCGTTGCCTACTGAACAGCTAGCCCCGGTAGGGCGCGAGTACAGACGAACTGCCCCGCTCTGAGGGGCAGTTGTTTTATTCGCCATTTAATCTCGCTTTTGAACAGGAGAGCTTTATCGGCTCATGGGGTGGGCTAGTCCCGCAAGCCCTTGGGAGGATCAATGCCTCTTGGCCCGCAACAACAACTCAACATCATCCCTGACGCCGGCCCCACCGCCGGCGTTTTAGTTCCTGTCCTTAAACGAAACAGGAGGTCCGCCGACACCCGCAAGCGTCAATCATTCATAAACCCATACTTTCTCAATAGAAAATCAAAGGGAAACTCTGAAAAAGGTTTCCTGATTTGGCAAAATACCCCAACACCTTTCACCGAGCCTCCCTGATGAAACAGATGACCTTCGCCGATGCCGAGTACGCGGGTAAACGTAAGCAGACCCGCCGCGAGCGCTTTCTCATCGAGATGGATCAGGTTGTGCCCTGGAAAGGCTTGATTGCCCTTATCGAACCACATTATCCAAAGGGC